GAAAGGAACAGAAAGCCAGCTTCAAACCGCAAGAGCAAGGCGATTATGATTTCCTAGATTTTTACAGTTCTAAAGCTGAAGTATCATATGGTGGTGATTATCCATTCGATTTTACAGGACGAACAGCTGGACGAGCTTCCTTCGTTGTAGACCATTTTGCAGACTGCGATTTCAAAATGACGATTTATGGTCCTGCAATTTATCCGAGGGTGCTTATTGAGGATACAGTTTATCAGGTATATACAACGCTTGCAGCAAACGAGTATCTAGTCGTGGATTCTAAGAATAAGCAAGTGGTTAAGTATTCAGTGAATGGTACTACTACTAATTGTTTCGATTTGAGAAACAAAACTAATAGCATATTCACTAAAATATCAGGTGGATCTCATTCGGCAATATGGGACGGAAGTTTCGGATTTGAAATAACTTTCTACATTGAAAGGAGCACGCCGACATGGAATTTATTTTGACAGACAAATTTAGGCGTGAGCAAATGGTTCTGAATGCTTTGCAGATAGATGTTTCGGTTCATTATGAGGATTGTGACGCAGATAATAACACATTCTCTGTACAGATCGAGCCTGATTCGTATGACGCCAGCTGGATGAACAGCGGTTGCGTTATCTTTTCTCCGAACGAAGAATTTGGCGGTGAAGTAGGAGTAATCGGTTCAAATACAGATGAAAATATTGTACTTTTAGAAGGCGATACATGGCGAGGTAAATTGAAGAAAAAAGTCATAAGCCCACCAAGTGGACAGGCATACAAAGTTGTAAGCGGTGATGTGAATGCCATCATAAAAGATTTGGTTGACCCTTGTTACAGCGGTGTTATGCAAGGCTCTTCACTTCCAGCCGATGTGAGCGTAACGAATTACAAATTTGACCGATACTGCACATTATTGGATGGAATAAACAAGATGTTAAAATCTGTAAATCGGAAATTACATATCCGATACGTTCAAGGTGAGCAAGGACAGAATGGATATTGCGAAGTATCGTCAAGTCCGATTGAAGACTTTACTGAAACTTTGGAAATATCGCAGGATACCGATATGAACACATTGAAGTTTGTTACCTCCAATAAAATGAATGGCATTAATCATTTGATATGTTTAGGAACAGGAGAATTGACTGAACGAATGGTGGTTCATTTGTATGTAGATCAAAACGGTAATATTTCGCAGAGAAGAACGTTCACAGGCAACGAGGATAGAACAGAGGTTTATGATTATCCTTCTGTGCAGGATAGGGATGAACTAATAGAAGGCGGTATAAAGAGATTGCAAGAAGTAATGAATTCTCAGTCTTTCGGATTTGACGCAGATGACCTTGACTTGAGCGTAGATATATCAGACATTATCGGTGGCAAGGATTACATCACAGGGTTTCAGGCGTCAAAGCCTGTTGTTAAAAAAATATATAGAATGGACATGGATGGTGTTGAATCCGTCCAGTATGAATTAGAAGGAGAGTATTCATAATGAATATTGTTACAGGGTTTAGGAATGAGCCTCATGTTACAGCTGAAGATATGCGAGTGCTTATTCGCTCCGTATATGGCAACGGTTCAGTTATAACGGCGATTGGTGAGAAGTTAGAGCCTGAATTGATTTCAAATAATGAAGTACGTATACATGACGGAGCGATAGTACAGCAAGGCTGTTTTGGAAGAATTGAGGCAAACACGTATGAAGTCATGACCATAGACAACGGTAGTCAGGACATGAAGCGTATTGATTTAATCGTAAGCAGATATGAAATGAATGCAGATACAGGCATTGAATCTATGACCTTGAAATTGATAAAAGGTGAGGAATCAGAAGGAACGCCAATTGAGCCGAGCTATGTTTCAGGTAATATTGAAGACGGCGATTTGATTGATGAGTTCCCACTGTTTCGAATTAACCTTGATGGAATTACTGTCACAAGTGTAGATAGACTAACAGTGCCTTTTCAACAAGTGTACGCATTTGACGCTATCGGTATGGTGGAAACGTCTCCAGCGATTGCTAATCATGCGGTCGGCGAATATATAATTTATGACAATTCGCTCAATAAAGTTACTACAGCAATTACCGCTGGTGGTACAGTTGATGGCAAAATAGTTAAAGCAAATGTGGTTGATAATTTGGGTATAAAAGTTATAAACGGAACACTCAGTGGAACTAGTTCGACAACCAATATCAGTTACCCAAGCGGGCGAAACAAAGGAAATTTTGTCGTTGTAGGAATTAACATTTACAGAAATGCGGCGTGGATAAGCAATCCGAGTGCATTCGATATAACGGTTGGAAACGCTAATATAACGGTAACTGTTCGGGGTGGATACGAATCGTATAGAGGGTGTAATTACATGTTGATTTACAACTAATGAAAGGTGGATTTAAATGACACAATTTTATATAATCGAAATCAAACAATTGAACAATGGCGAATTTGAACATAACGTTTATTATGCATGGGATGAGAATCACGATAAAGCAAGACTAAAAGCTGAGGCAAAATATCATGAGATTCTATCACAGGCGGCAATTAGTGACACGAAAAAGCATTCGGCAATTATCGTGAGCGAGGAAAGTTTTCCTGTAGTGAATCAATGCTACAAGCATGAAAGCGAGGTGGCTGAATAATGAACTATATTACAAACAAACAGTGGTGGGAGAAAGCAGGAATCCGAGCTTTAAAGACCATGTGCCAAACAGCTGTATCTTTAATCGGTACGAATGCCATTGGAATAACAGACATTGATTGGTTAGCGGTAGGTAGTGCTTGTGCATTGGCTGGCGTATTATCTTTGTTAACATCATTAGGTGGTATTCCTGAGGTGGAAGAGTGACTCCCGAAAGTACAGTATCGTTGGCGTTAATATTCGGAATTATTTCGGCAGTAGGAGTTGTGTTCAATATGGTGCGTTCTTATCGAGAATCCCTATCAGGGATTATAAAAGCTAACGTGAAGTTGGATGAACTTTGTGGCAAGGTTGACGAACAACGGCTTGATGTACGGGCTATCGACCAGAAAATAAACAACATGGGAAAGAAACAATTGGAGCATGATATTCGTATGGACGGCATAGAAGAAAGGCTATGCAAACTGGAGGAACGCAATGACTAGATTGCATGGAATTGATGTATCCTCGCATAATGGCTATATTGATGTTTCTAAGTACGATTTCGTTATCATAAGAGCCTGTTGGGGAACGCATACGGACTCTAAACTAGATTATTGGGTAAATGAGTGCAACGAGAAAAAAGTGGCATATGGGCTTTATCTGTACTCATATGGAATGTCGTACGAGGATGGAAAATCAGAAGCTGAATTTTTGTTGGCGACAATTCAAACAAAGAATTTAAAACCCTCAGTCGGAGTTTGGTTTGACATGGAAGACGCTGACAAGTATAAACTAAAACGGGGCGCATTGAATAGAACGGTCATTACAGACGTATGTAACGGTTTCATTGATGAATTCAAGAAGTCAGGGTACTACTTTGGAATCTATTCAACCCGCATTTGGTTCAGGGAGTATATGCCTACTATCAAATGTAATAAATGGATTGCTCACTGGGATTCAAATAACGGTCAGGTAGGAAGTGATTTATCAGGCGAATGCGATATCCACCAATATACATCAGTTCCATTTGATAAAGACATATGTTTTAGAGATTTTGAACATTTCAAAAAAAAGGAATCAGTGAAGGAGGCGGAAAACGTGGGAAAATTAATGACTAGTACACGTGAAGGTGTTCAAGATTTCCTATGCCCGTTTAAAAAGCTGTATATAACTCAAGGCACAGGAGTAGGAACTCACATTGGTACACAGGCTATCGATGTGGTAAACGGAAATGGTGCTAAAGCCGCATATTATGCGCCTGCAGATATGATGTGCTTTGCTACATATCCGAGCAATGGGCAAGCCATGTGGATAACGCAGAATAAGGTACGTTGTCCGAATGGTTATATTGGTCATGTGGTGATGTGTACCGCCCATGACGAAACGTTGAACTTTGGAGCAGGATTTAAAGTGAAGCAAGGTCAGCAAATCGGAAATATGGGTAACGCTGGAAATTCACTCGGAGTTCATTGTCATATCCAATGCGCGCAAACGAATGACAGATCATGGACTAGAAACCGCTATGGAGTTTGGCACTTCAATTGGGAAAAAGACCCAACAGACATTTTCTATATGGATGGTGTAAAGATCTTGAATTATACAAATGCAGGCTGGAAATTTATCTCGGATGAAAAAGCTGGAAAGATTAATTACCGAGCGCATTGTCAAACATACGGCTGGATGAACTGGACTAAAGATGGTGGAATAGCTGGAACTACGGGCAGAGCCAAACGCATGGAGGCCTTGCAGATTTATACCACAGATGGTACAGTTATTGAGAGAGTAGAAGCTCATGTGCAGTCAATCGGATGGAAGACGTATGAAGCTCCAAGCAAAGATACGGTCATTGGAAGCACTGGAAAAGCAAAGAGATTAGAAGCCTTGAAAATCAAAACATCAAAGCCATGTAAAATGCGTGGGCATGTTCAGAAATATGGCTGGACAGATTGGGTTGATTGTGACGGAGAGGCCATGATCGGAACGACAGGTAAATCGCTGAGATTGGAAGCGATTGAAATAAAACGAGTCTAAACTCACAATTTTCAACTGTTTCAAAAATGTAAGTTTAGATATTTTCGCAAGACGGGCATATATTGTCCGTCCCTTTTTTATTGCCAAAGTTGAAATTTGTTCTTGCATTCATTTCATCATGTGCTATAATATAAATGGTCATCAAGACTGCACTTTCACATATTTGGCAATATTTGTTTCGAGAAAAAGGGATTTCGTATTGAATCCTTTTTTCTTTTTTTGTAAAATATAATTACAAACAAGCCCACTTTCTCCTTGAATTTATTATTTGTCATTTTTTTGTCATTTGAATTTACATAAAACCTCACTTTATACATCAACAGCAACAACGATACGACTTTGAGCATACATAAATTATAAGGGCTTGTTTTCGATAAGGGCATATAGCCCTTTTCTTTTTGGCCAAAATTAAATATAATTAAATAAATATGGAGGGCTTAAAATGGAAAGAGATAGCGTGCCGTTTATTGTTCATGAGGGTATTGTATCAAGACAAGAGAGAACTATAAGACGTTTGGTAATTGCGTTGATCATAGCAATATCATTAATGTTCGTGACTAATTGCATATGGATATATTATGAAATGCAATTTGAAACCGTTACTTATAATCAAGATGGAAAAGGAATAAATAACGTAAATACAGGAACACAAGGAGATGTAGATAATGAGCCAAACAGTTAGAGTTAAAAGAAGAAGGGATGGAATGGCAAGAGGTGTAAAAGTAAGGAGAGTTTCAAGACCAAGGAGAAGGCGAAGAAGATGAAACATAACTTTAACTGTTATGATTTATCAAGGAGCGAGCTTGAGTATTTAATTGATGAATATATATTCAGTGAAAGAGATAGAGCCATATTGAAGCGTAGATTATTGGACGGCATTTGTTTTGAACCGTTGGCAGAAGAATTTGATTTATCAGTAAGGCGAATAAAATCTATTGTATATAAGAATGAAGATAGGCTTTTCAAAGTGATGGAAAAGTTGCACTTATAATGCACATTTGGAACATTTCAAGTGTGCTTTTTTTATTGCATAATTTGAGTATGAAATACGAGTACTTCAACAATAATCCGGCTGGACGTAAAGTCGGAGATTGCGCTGTTCGTGCAGTCGCTAAGGCTTTAAATATTGACTGGGAAAAGGCTTATGCAATGCTTGCTGTCAATGGCTTTATTATGGCGGATATTATGAACGCCAATAATGTTATTGCATCGGTTTTAAGGCAAAATGGATTTAACCGTAAAACGATAGATAACACATGCCCCGATTGTTTTAGTGTTAAAGATTTCTGTAAAGAAAATCCTAAAGGTACATTTGTATTAGGCACAGGG